AAAGTAGCAATACAGGAACTAAATCCTTTAATCATACTCCACAAGAAAGAACAGATAGTTGGGGGAAGAAAAACTAATGATAAGTTTTTATCTACATTGTGTAGTAGCAGTAGTTATACTTATTGCAGATGCAAAAGGAATATTAGAACCTGCTGTAAATAAATTTGAAGAAAAGATTGGGATATATACACCTCCCGATACGACAGAAGTTGAACCATTTACATTAGAGATAGAAGATGAAAGCGGTACCAGACTGGAAAGAAATGAATAAAGTATTAAGGTGGACAATTGGAGCTGCGTTTGCAGTATTTATGTCAGGGCTTATCTTATTGTCCTGTGCAGATGAATGGTATCTAGGCAAAACTAGAGAAGACTTAGCAAGAGAAATGTTTGAAGTTGATTCTTTATTGATGACAATACAGATGCAACTTGATAGTACCTCTATTGATTTTGAAAGATTTTATATTGATGCTCAACGAATAAACAATGGGCATGAATAAAGGGTTAAACTCAGAATCGCAAGTACATATCAGCATAGCATTCTTAATAAAGGCTATGATTGGTATCTCTATGATGATAGCAGCATACTATCAGATACAGATGAAGTTTGCAAGTATGGATAGAAGTATTGGAGATATGCACGAAGAATTGGTGGTGTTAACCTCTAAAATGCATGATATGGAGAAGGCTCATGTTGAAGAATTAGAACATCATGCTGAAGAATTAGAAATTGAGAATAAAACTTTAATGGAGAAATTAGGACTGAAGAGAAGATAATGGCGGATTTTAATATACAAGAGTGGGGGGTAGTTGGAGTTATGATCACGCTTTTTGCTGGTCAGATTATGTTTCTACAAAAAACCTTAATGAAAAAATTACATGAAACAGATGAAAAGGTTATAGCTCTCATAAATAGATGGAACCGATCAGATGAGGTTCGTGACAGACGTTATGAAAAAACGGTAGAAGAATTAAACGATCTTGGCGATATCGTCATGGAAATAAAAGGGTCGGTGTCTAGAATAAATGGAAAATCGTAGGAGTGATTGATTCGTTGAAAACTATAGGGAATGGCGTCGTGGGCGTCGGAATATGGTGGGTAAACCTACCAATGATATTGCAAATGCTCGTTTCTTTAGCGACATTAGTATATATAATAATAAAGATTAAAAAAGAATTGCAGGATAAATAATGCCTTTATACCAATATGTATGCAAGAAGTGTAAGAATCTTGAGGATATCTATTCCAATATGATGACGAAATCCTCTGAAGATCCACTTGTTGGCAGCAAATGTTCAACCTGTAAAGGTGGAAAATTAGACAGGGTTGTTACTCTCCCTTACGCTATTGTTAGGGAGGGCGGAGCATGGGCTACTGCAATAAGGAAAGATCAAGTTGGTTTCTCTGAAATGGATATAGGGGACAGCATTGATCGTATGAACTCAAATAAACAAAGGAGTTAACATGAGCGAAATGATTAGTTATGTCATGAACAACTATATGCAAATACTTTCTGCCGTAGGTGGAATTGTGGGTGGATTTGCAGTTATAGCTTCAATGACGCCAAATAAAAGCGACGATAGGATCGTCCAGATGATTCTGGATGTGGTGAATTTCCTAGGGGCTAATTTTGGCAAGGCTAAGAACGGAGGGTAATGTGGCTAAGGTTAAATTAAACGCTTGGGCAAATAAGATAGTTAAGAAGACAATTGCACAAGTTCTTCGGAAGGTCGGAGTCACAGAGACCATTCTATTTATTCTCGACATTGTAGCCGATATGACTGAAACTGAAGCTGACGATAAGATAGTGGCTGAGTTAAGAAAGGCATTGAATCCTAAGTAATGCCAAGGAGTATTGCAGTATTAAGGGATTTTTCTGGCGGGATAAACACACAGTTTAACCCTAGAGATATACAGGATAACCAACTCGGTTATGCACAGGATGTTATGGGCGATCGGGTTGGTTCTATCCGTACTATGGGCAATGGTAGTGGAGGTTTAAGGGGCTTAGATAACGAAGTAAACGCATATGAAGATGGGTCTAATAACGCATTGAACACTTTAGCGAGTACAGACATCGTCAATAGTCCAGGTTATGGATTTAAACATTTTGAATTAGATTGGACTGAAGGCGGAGCCAATACAGGTGAGCATTATCTTGCTGTTGTTGACCAAAGTGGTGAACTAAACCTATGGGATTATACCAATAACAGTTGGGCCACTGTAAGCGTTGATATAAGTAGCGATCAAACAGATTGCTTACCAATAATAACACCTATAAATAATGGCATAAGGGTAGCTGATACAAACTTATCAAACGCCAGTACAATTAAATATTATATGTACGTTAAAAGGGACCAGTTAGACACAGATAGATCTGGGTTTTACGCTGGGAACAATACGCTTCCCGCACCAGCTAGTGGCAACTTAGTTAGTTCTGCTACCTATACTGATGGTGCTATTAATTTTCAAATAGATTCACAAACATCTGGGACAGGGACATGGACAAAGGATAATTATATATTTGCCTATACTTTTGTTTATGATGGCAATCAAGAGTCTGCTCCATATATATGCTCTACTGCTCTAGGGTCAGCCGACGTCAATGAAGACAGACCTTGGAAGGTAACTGTATACGCAGATGCTGGCGGAAGTGGAACAAGTTACGATGCGAGAATAACTGGAGCCAGGATATATTGGAAGTATTATGATTCTGGGTTAAGTAAGGTTGCTCAGGGTGAGTGGAATTTATTGGTTGATGTAGATATAACGGGGTCAAGCTCAAACGATCACGCTTATGGGATTAGGTCAAAGCTTGGTGATATATTTCTTGATTGGACTAAAGCTACTAGCGTTACAGCCAATGCGGTAATTGTTATACAAGATCCACCTATAGATACCTATGCCACTTTAAACGGCTACAGGAGTAGTGACGGAGCTCTCGTAATTGGAAACGCAGGCGACGGATATAAGTCAGCTATCTTTACAAACAGAAGAATGTTTGTTGCCAATGTTAAAATGACAGGAGCTGATGGAGAGCAAACTCAAGAAGCGGACAGGATAATGTATTCACCTGTGAATAAACCTGATATATTTCCCGCTAGTCAGTTTATAGATGTAGTTAAAGGGGACGCAGAACCATACGTTAAGCTCGAATCGGTTGGCGAACGGTTATTTGCCTACAAAAAAGACAATTTATATATAATAAATATTTCCAATCCAAGTCCCTCTGGGTGGTATCTTGAGGCTACGCATAAAGGTATGGGGCTTATACATCCAGCCGCTGTATTTAAAACAGATTTTGGTCTAACTTGGGTAAACTCCAATGGTCTTTTTATATATCAAGAAGGGGGAGGTATATCTGAATTATCAGAAGGTAGAATATTAAATGGGCACGGTACTGATGATTATGGCTTTAGTGCGTGGGGTAAATTAATTACTGCTAATTCCATTATTGGGTATTCTCCAGAAGATAAAGAAATAATTATAAATTTAGATTGTGGCTCTGGAGCTAACGATCAAAATTTTGGGGGCAATGGGTCAGATGTTATCGTATACGATATGGAAACCCAATCATTTTGGTTTGGAAAGAATAGGCTTACAAGCGGAGCTTTAGCCACTAATTTTGACTACGATTGGAATGGTGAATTGATATATGGATCTGAAGCTTCAAATACGGTAACAATTAGATCTTGGCAGTCAGGAAGCCAAACATCTAGTTCTTTTTTATTTGTTACAAAAGATATTGACTTTGGTTCACCCGCCAAGAAAAAGAAAGTGTATAATATATACATAACTTATAAACATTCTGACAGTAATGGTGTATCTAATTTTTTAAGCTACTCCACAAATGGAGGCACAAGCTTTGTAACTGTAGACGGTGATAGTTCAACTGCAATTGCAAACAACACATTAGATCAGGCGGCAAGTTGGGAAATCCACAAGTTCACATTTACAACGCCTGTAGAATGCCAAAGCATTACATTAAGATTTAATGGACCAACTAGCAATGCTAGTAAAATAAATATAAACGATATATCTATTGAATATAGAGAGTTATACGGAAGGGTACCTGCAACCTAATGGGCTTCATAAAAATAGACACTTCAGGGATGAATAAAAGATACGGCAGAGGCACACCAACGCAGAGGTCTCAGCAGGTAACTTCTTTTAATACCCCAAGCAAAAACAGGGCACCAGATATACCAAAAACCGAAGCCAAGGAAGGTGATATTTTAAGTTTCTTTGACGATGGAAAAGGGAAGGTTTTAACATCTTTTGATGGAGGATATCAGTCTTCTAACACGGCTAAAATTTCAGATATGAATAGAGTTGATCAAGGTATGAGTGCTGTGAAAATAGACGCATCAGGAACCTCTAGGATTACTTTTAAGGGAGTGGTCCAAGCTGGTCTTATTGGTCAAAATATTATTACTATTGATGCAAATAATATAACCCAATACATACCGAGCGGGACTGAAAAGCTTTATTTAGACGGAAGCCAAGGTGGTGAAATTGGATCATTTGTTCGTGCGAATGTAGCTTGTAGGATAAATGAAATAATTATTGATGACGCTGGTCATTTTGATGCCTGTATTGTTATACTTGAATCTGGTAGTGCAAATTGGACATTTGAGTTTGGCGATGCCTCTGGAAACAACGACCTTGTAATGGACTCTGATGATTTATATTATATTGAGCTAGACGATGACAGTTCTGGGGCCGCTACAGAAGACGACGACCTTACAATTACATCAGGAGGGAGAGCTTTGTTTACTAGGAGCTCAAACGATTGGAAACTTCAATCGCTTTCAAGCTTAGACGGTATAATAATGCAAACTCACACCTTACAACCTATTAGCGATGATACATCTGATTTAGGGTCGAGTGGTAGAGCGTGGAAAAATTTATATTTAGGGGCTAATTTTACTTTATACAATACGGGCTCAGTCCCTAGTTCTCCAACAAATGGCGTAGCCCTATATGCACAAGATGTTTCTAGCAGTTCAGAGTTAAAAGTAAAAGATGAGGCTGGCAATGTAACAACTCTGTCTCCTCATAACTTTAGCTTGTTAGGTAAACCGTCTGAAGATATGGCTTGGGCTTACTATTCAGAGAGTGAAGATAAAAAAATTAATGTAGATATGTTAAAGTTAGCAAGACTTGTTGAAAGCCTTTCTGGTGAGAAGCTTGTCTATATAGAGGATAAAAATAGTGAAACTTAATAGTTTATTATTACCGTCGGCAGACATAAATTTAAATGGAGTAATATATTATGCCTAGACAACCACAATTCGGACAGGGAGAAGGAGCAGTGGCTCCTATCAGTTCTGATGTATACGAAATGTATGCACCACAAATGGCAATGACTGACTTCCAAACAGACTTTTCAAGGTCTGGATATGAAATGTCACGAGATATTGAATTTGAAAGACAAGCTCAGTTAGACGCCCAAATAGCACAATCTAAACACGCGCAAGAGGAAAGGCAAAGAGGGGCGGATAGGCAAGCGAAAGCTGCAAAGAAAGGTAAGAAAATAAGTTCAGCCGCTACTGGAGCTACAATAGGAGGATCTATTGTTCCAGGGGTTGGTCATGTTGCTGGGGCGGCTCTTGGTTGGTTATTTGGCGAAGAGGGCGGTATGGTCCCAGGTATTCACCCAAGGAGTATGTTATTTAAAGAGTACCAACAAGGTGGAGATGTGATGGGATATACAGGACAGGGAAAATTTCTTCAAAGAGGGCTTCAAAATTTACAAATGAGACAGGATGATTTATCTAGATTAACTGAGAATGTTGATAAAATGGGTAAATATGGATTCTGGGATGCTGCAATGGATGCAGGAAGAGGCTATATGGCAGGAAAGGCATTAGCACCTAAAGCCGAGAGCCTATTAAATCTTGCTAAAAGCTCATATGGATTAGCAAAAGAAAAGGGGATGGGGGCAGTATGGGATGTTTTAAGCGGTAAAACTACTGGATTACCAGACCCAGTTAGTATTGGGAACATAGAAGTCCCAAGTAGTTTAGAGTTAACAAAGAGACCTCAAACCGACATTTCCAAGATAATTCATGGAGATAAGATTGATACTTCTTCAGGGAGGGCGTTCTTACCAAAGATGAACAACCAAGCTTTAAATGCTTTATATAATATGAAACAATCCCCTGTTAGAAAAACAGCATTAACTGATAGATCTGCATCGAAAGTTTCTAAAAGTTATAATAAGCCAAAAAGGTCTATGGTTGAAAGTATGTTAATGTCTGGTCAAATAGGTCATTTTAATCCAAATAAAATTATAGGTTAAGGATGCCACCATTTAAAGAAAGTTTATTAGGAGCAACAGCAGGTGAAGGCTCAATGCCACCACCTCTCACAGGTCAAACTCAACCAACCGCTGGAATATCACAATTAGGTATGGCGGAAGGAGCTGCATACGGTCAAGGTATGGGAGCACCGAGTGCAGGTACTGCATTTACACCACCTACAGCAGGAGCAGGAATAGGGGTAGGTTATACACCCCCTGGAACGTCCCCTGGAGTGGGTGGACCACCAACAGGTCCTGGAGCAGGACTTCCACCTTCTTTTACAATGCCAACTCAAGGAGCGGGAGGAATACCACAAGGAACTGTTACTCATGCGAGCACTAGCCTATCATCAGACGAAAATAAAGGCATGACTCAACCAATGGGTGGAGAAGGTATGGGACAATCACTAGCTGGAGCAGGTATGGCACAGGCGGTAGGAGGAGACCCCTCTCAACCAGCTCAACCAGCACAGCCCTCTCAACCAGCTCAACCAGCGCAACCCTCTCAACCAGCTCAACCATCAATGGGTAAGGGCGGTTTAGGTGGCGAGGCAATGGGAGTGAGAGAAACTGTAGGCGGAACATCTTTAACGCCTGCAACCCCATCTGCAACAGGAGGAGGCTCAAGCGCGTTCCCAACTGCTACAATGGGTGGAGGCATAGCAACTGGAGGAGGAG